TTTGTCCAAGCTGGACACTGAAGCTGATCGTATTGACATTACATCGCAAGAGGCAACGACATACGCGCAGGCGACAAGCACATATTCGCTTGGCAACTCTACGTCCTTGTCGTTTGGCGCTCCAGAAGATGGTGACACATCTGGACGCAAGACCGTTGCGGCAGCGATTACTGACGGGTCTGTGACCGGCACAGGCACTGCAACGCATTTTGCGATTGTTGATGTGTCAGCGTCACGTTTGCTTGCCACAGGGTCGCTTACGGCGTCTCAGGCGGTAACTAGCGGCAACACATTTACGCTTGCATCATTTGACGTAGAAATTCCAGACCCAGCATAATAGGAGCGGCCAATGGTTGTACTCGCAAACCGCGTTAAGGTTGCTACGGCAACCACTGGCACAGGCACTATTACATTGGGCGCTGCTGAAGCGGGTTATCAGACCTTTGCCGGTGGCGGTGTGTCTAATGGAGATGTTGTAAGATACGTCATAGAAGATGGCACAAATAACTGGGAAATCGGCACAGGCACATATACAGCTTCTGGCACTACTCTTAGCCGTACTGTGACTGAAAGCAGCAACTCAGGATCAGCGTTAAATCTGTCTGGTTCTGCTGTTGTTTTCTTATCGCCTGCCGCGCAAGATTTCAATCAGACATTGACGCTTTCGGGTGATGTCACTGGCAGCGCGACACTGACAGATTTGGGTGACGCCACAATTACCGCGACAGTTGTGGATGATAGTCATAATCATGTAATTGCAAACGTGGATGGGCTTCAATCTCAACTTGATGCGGCAGCGAGCGTTGCAGGCACTTTAACAAAATCATTTGTTTCTGGTGAAAGCAGCACCATTTCTCTTTCTAGCAGCATTACGCCAACGCCTATTGTTTCCGCGACTAAAGAGGTGCCGCAAGCGGGTATAAGCAGCAAAGGCTCATGGGATGTTGCATCTAATGGGGCAAACTATGACCGCCTTAATTCTGCTTATAATACTACACTGACGCCATCATCAAGTACTTTATCCTTGGGGTCAGGATCTTTCTCATCTGCGGATATAGGAAAAACTATTGAAGGTAATGGCGGCGTTGCAGTTCTGACTGCAACTAATGGGTCATACGTTGAAATTACACCATTCAATGATAATACAGCTATTTCTTCTGGCTCTTGGAGCATGAACAGCGCTATCGTTGACGCTGCAAACGGAATTAAGTTAAGCTCTGGTCTTACCGGCATTTGGGAAGTGGCAAATTTATCGTACAATCAAAATTATTATATTGGATCTACAGCCACCTTTCCGCGCAGTGTGTTTTTCAAGCCTGATGGTACAAGAGTATTTGTAGTTTGTAGCAGCACTGACAGGGTTCAGAAATGGGATCTAAGCACCGCTTGGGATATTACATCAGCTTCTAATTGGGATTTTTTTGGCATCTCATCACAGGATGATGATCCCAGAGGGTTGTTTTTCAAGCCAGACGGTCTTGCAATGTATTTAGCGGGGAACCAATATAATAAAATATATAAATATGACCTAAGCACTGCATGGGATATTTCGACATTATCACATAACAGCAGTGATGTTTTCGATGTAAGTAGTCAGGAAACATTTCCAGAAAGTGTTTTCTTTAAGCCCGATGGCACAAAAATGTATATCATAGGCGACTCTGATGATAGGGTTTTTGAGTATGACCTTAGCACCGCTTGGGATGTTACATCAGCTTCGTACCTTCAGTTTTTTAGGGTAGACCTATCCTCTGGGGGATCTGAATACTTCCCAACTGACGTAGTTTTCAAGCCAGACGGTCTTAAAATGTATGTTTGCGGTGCTTTTAATGATAAGGTTTTTGAGTATGACCTCAGCACTGCATGGGATATTACATCAGCTTCTTTAACTGATAGCATTTCTATAGTGGGCCAAGAAAACAACCCACAAGGTATATATTTCAGAGAAGATGGCGCTAAAATGTATTTAACTGGAAGTTCTTCTGATAATATAAATGAATATGACATGGGAACTACTGTGAGTGCTACTGGTTACATACCGTCAATCACAAACGCAGGGGGCCAAATAGACACCGAATATTGGACTGACATCAACAGCATGACTGCTGATGATATTGCTGGCGCTGGGGCAGCTTATTACGCTGTATCAACGGATGATCGAACCACTTGGTCAGTAATTCATAACAGTAACGGGGTGCGCCCTATTGTAAGAAACAACAGCGGGACATGGCAGTATAACAGTAATGCTTCATACGCATCTCAAACGTGGGCTAACTCCACAACTAACTCTGAGCTGTATGCACTTCAGCAAGCCCTGACCGATGTCTCTATCAACCGCATGGATAAAACGCAGCTAGAGGCTGTTACAGACCCAAATCATTATACGTTAGGTGATAGCTTAGATTTGATGATTGGCTTATACTTAGGGTCTGCTTCAGTAGATGTGCCTTCGTCAGATGGTGTTAGCATCAATTACGATGCAGCATCAATTATTCAAGGTGCTGTCTTAGGCACTGACTACAACTATGATTTTCCTGCCGCAAACAAGGTAAGGATTACATCCCTTGCAACGCACAACCTCAAAGTTAGGGTTATCTAATGCTGGGGTTTAGCCCATTAGCATCAGCACCATTAGCAGCAACTGCTGAAGGCGACATCGCAGTTGATGGAATTACCTCTGGTGTACCCGTTGTTGATCAGGTTTCGCTGACACAGATACATGATCTAAGCGTAACGCAAATAACAAGCGGAACGCCTGTGGTAAGCAGCACAACGCTTACGCATATCCACGTTCTTTCTGCAAACAACTTATCCACAACGCCAGTTATAGACAGCGTTGTGCTTTCACAGCAGCAAGTTGTTGCGCCAATTGATTTAGTTACCGGCGCACCCGTTGTTGATGATGTAAACGCAACAATAATTAGCGTCCTTGCTGCTAATGATATCGCAACAGCAGCGCCGGTTGTGGACAGCGTAACGGCGTCAATTATTAGCAATTTAACGCCTGTCAGTATTTTTGTTTATCCGAAAGTAGAGGCTACTAGCATTAGCGTAAGGCACTTGCTTTCGGCAACGAGCATTGACGCGGGCATACCAGAAATATCTGTAAGTTTCCAATGGGTGTTGCAGCCGGAAAATACAGATACTTGGACTTTGCAGTCCGAAGATGATACAAATTGGAGCAAAGCTGCTTAGAGGTTTATAATGGCTGATACAACAACAACGACATTTGGCTTGGTAAAGCCAGAAGTTGGCGCGAGCGCCAACACATGGGGCGGCAAGATCAATGGCAACTTAGACAGCATTGATAACCTGTTGAATGGCACAACTGCAATTCTGCCAAACCTTACACAAGGTTCTTGGAAGATTGGCGGCACAGCCATCACAGCAACGGCGGCGGAAGTCAATTATCTGGATATCACTACTCTTGGCACAACAGAAGCAAGCAAGGCTGTAACGGCTGATGCGAATGGTGTTGTGACGTTTGACAACGGCGTCATTGAAGAAGTTACTGCAATCACTTCATCATCAGGATCGGCCACGTTAAACATGCGCGATGGATGTAGTTTCACGCATACGCTGACAGAAGATGTAACATATATTTTCAGCAACCCTGCTGGATCAGGGAAATCATCATCGTTTACTTTAGTTGTCACTCAAGACAGCACTGCGCGAACAATAACGTGGCCTAGTGCTGTAAAGTGGGAAGGCGGTGGTCAGCCAACTTTAAGCACTGCCTCAGGTTATGTAGACATTTTGGTGTTTTCTACTTTTGACGGTGGAACTAATTGGTATGGCTTCACTGCGGGTCTGGATATGAGATAAATGTTTGGCGCAAGAAAATTAATGTCAGCGGCTGGTGGTTCCCCTAGTAGTGGCAGTGTGTCTTATCCTAATGCGGGATCTTATACGTTCACTGTTCCAGCGGGCGTATTATTTCTGACTTCTGTGCAAGGCGCAGATGGCTCTGATGGGGGGTCTGGCCCAAATGCAGGGTGGTATAGAAAATCAGGCACTCTTTCATCTGTTTTAGCACGAAGAACTGGCACGGTATCTATTGCGAACGCTCTTGCCAGCCAATCTGGCACAATTCCAACTTCTGGGTATTCATCTTCAATAGTTGGCAACGCTAGTAATATAGAGGTTTCAAATGATGGTGGTTCTAGCTGGGGTACGTCAACTGGTCAAACTTATTTAAGCCTTGCTGGAAGCACTACGCAATCAGATACGTCTTTGGGAACTTCTTTGACCTATGAGGCTATTAAGTCTGATGCGAATTCTCTTATCAGCACATATTGGGCTGGGGTCACTACTGATAGCGCTGGTGAAACTGTAACTAACCCGCAGTTTTATACTTACAATTATGATGCTGATACACTTTTTGGCGGTAATACAACTGCTTTCGGTCTGAACTTCAACGAAACAACAACAACCTATAACAATGTGCCTGTTGTTCCCTATCAAACATACAACTTAGTCGTTGGCGCAGACGAAGGCGCTAATAATAGTTTTCTTTCGTTTACTTGGTAGGAACAAGCCATGCCACTAATACCATTGCAAATACCAGCGGGAGCCTACAGAAACGGCACAGAGTTTTCTGCGCAAAACCGCTGGCGCGATGTAAACTTGGTGCGCTGGCATGAAGGCTCTTTGCGCCCAGTTGGCGGGTGGCGGTCTTGGAACGGGGCTGACGCGGCTGGCGTTGTGCGTTACATGCATTCATGGGAAGATAATTCAGCAAGCGTTCGTTTGGCCGTAGGGACATACAACAAGATTTACGCTTTTAACCAAGGCGGCACAAAAACTGATATTACTCCTGCGGGTTTTACTGCTGGGCGCGTGGACAGTTCTTATAACGCATCATATGGCGGCGACACTTACGGCAACGGCGAATATGGCATTGAGCGGCAGGCGGCAACTGATATTCTTGCTGCAACAATTATTACGCTGGACAACTGGGGCGAATACTTGTTGGCGATGTCGCCCGACGATGGCAAGCTGTACGAGTGGAACTTGACCGGCGCTACAATGGCCCAAGTTTCTAACGCACCAACATCATGCAGCGGGTTTATGGTTACAGAAGAACGCTTTGTGGTTTGCTTTGGCGCAGGGGGCAACCCGCGTAAAATTCAATGGAGTGACCAAGAAGATAATACAGCTTGGACTGCGGCTGCAACAAACCAAGCGGGTGACATAGAGTTGCAGACCTCTGGCACAATCTTGCAGGGGGTTCGCGCAAGGGGTCAGGCGCTAATTCTTACGACAGAAGACGCCCACACGATGACATATCAAGGCCCGCCTTTTGTTTATGGCGTGGAGCGCGTTGGAACTGCGTGTGGAGCTATTTCTGCCAACTCAGCCATCACAGTAGACAATGCAGTATATTGGATGGGCAAGCGTGGCTTCTTTGCCTACAGCGGCGGCGCTGTGCAGTCGATTCCATGCGAAGTTGGTGACTATGTGTTTAGCGAAATGAACGCAGACCAAGCCTCTAAAGTCTCAGTAACGGCAAATAGTGCGTGGAATGAAATTTGGTGGTTTTACCCATCTGACAACGGAACGGAATGCGACAGGTATGTTGCATATGATTACGCTGAAAACATCTGGACAACAGGCGAGATTGATCGGACGGCAGGCGTGGACGCTGGCGTGTTTAGTAGGCCATTATTCACTGAAAGCAGTGGCGAAATTTATGAGCATGAGATTGGATACGATTATGGCTCATTAACACCGTTTGCAGAGACAGGCCCAATTTTAATTGGCACAGGCGATCAAGTCATGCGGGTGACAAATCTGATCCCTGATGAAAAGACGCAAGGTGACGTAACAGCTAAGTTTAAAACACGGTTTTACCCTAATGGCGCTGAAACTGAATATGGGCCGTTCAGCATGAGCAACCCAACATCTGTACGCTTTCAGGGGCGTCAGGTGCGTATGCGCGTTGAGGGAAACCAGCCAGTGGACTGGCGTGTCGGCATTATGCGGCTTGACGCAAGCTCTGGCGGTACGCGATGAGGATTGTGCCGCCATTTACGGTTGATGCGAAGGCGTGGGCAGAAAACCTACGCCGTTATCTTTCGCAGGCATTGAACATCTTAGATGCAAAGGATCAGTATTCTTCTGCGGCAGAAGATGGCATTATTCTTTATGACCGTGAAAAAGGTTATCCCGTTGTGAGCAAAAACGGTGAATGGCGTCAGGTTGTGCTTGAGGATGGCCACGCTGACTTTATGCTGACGGCTGACGTCGTGCCGGTAGCAGCAAACACAGCCTACAAGCTGACTTACGATGCTCCCACCGGCAATGACGGAATAACACAGGGAACGCCAGCTTCAAGGATTGTTTTCGAGGAAGCTGGCCAATACGTCATATCGTTTTCCGCGCAAATATCATCAACGTCTGCCAGCACGGTTCACTTCTACTTTTGGCCAAGCGTGAACGGAACAAATGTTGCCGACAGCGCTATGACAACGGCGCTTCACCAAAACAACGCCACGGTTGTCACGTCGCGCACACAGATATTCACCGTTGCGGCAAATGATTACTTTGAAGTGAATTACATGATTGACAGCACGCAAGGATTCCTGAATTACACCGCAGCATCTTCGCCGGTGCCAGCGATCCCCGCTTCAACTTTAGCGATTACGAGGCTTCATGGATAAAGAGCTTGAGAGATGCCGCGATTGGATTGAGGCCGCTTTGGAGTATTCCGGCGGCACGCATGACTTCATCGACGTGGCAGAGGGTATATACAAAGGTAGCATGCAGCTCTGGCCTACGCCGAGGGGGTGCATAGTAACCGAAATAGTGGTATATCCGAGGAAGAAAGTTTTAAACGTGTTTCTTGGTGGCGGCGAGTTGGATCAGATTTTAGAAATGCATGAAGATGTGGTAGCATGGGCGAAATCGCAAGGATGCTCTGCATTGACTATGACAGGCCGGTTTGGCTGGAAGAAACCACTGAAGGCGCATGGCTGGACGCCACTGCACGCCTCATATGTGAAGGAGTTTGAATAATGTCAGGCGGCAAAGGTGGATCAACAACGTCAAGCGTTGAAATCCCAGAATACATTGAGGAAGCAGCACGTCGCAATTTGGCCAAGGCTGAAGACATTAGCCAGATTGGCTATGTGCCATATTACGGGCCTGATGTTGCCGCGTTTACGCCATTTCAAGAAGCAGGCTTCCAGCAGACCGCCGACGTTGCGTCAGCGTTTGGTGTGGGGCCGCAGATGTCTAGGTCGGACATCATGGGCGGCATGCCAGCGCCGACAGAGTTTGCTGGTGGTGTGCGTGGATACAGCTCAGCCCCGCTGTACCAGCAAGCCGTTGACGAGCTTGCCGCGCAGCGTCCGGCGCAAGCGCAATTCATTGAGAGCTTTTTCATTGACCCCGTAACAGGCCAAGTGGGATCGCGTGTGCCTGCTGATTATGACTATACATCACCTGTTGCACCTGTTGATAGCGGTGGCGGTGGCGTTGCGCCGATTGTATCACCTGTTGCGCCGATTGTATCACCAGTTTCGCCTGTTGCTCCTTATACCCCAGCAGACCCCGCCTTAGCTATTCAGCCTGACGAAACGATATTCAGCGCCACACCACCAGAGGTTCAGGTAGCGCAGGAAATACTAGCGACTGATCCGCTGAATCCGCAATATGATGACGCGTTTGAAACTGTTTACGACTACCAAGCAGAGCAAGCTGCACAAGACCCAACAGGTCAATCAACTGGGCTTGGCATAACACCAGAAATAATTGACGCGGTTGGTGTAGATGCGTTTTTGCCGCCGCAAGTTCCTGACGATTACATATTAGACCCCGCAATTAGCGCGGCTATAGAAGATATTGGCTATACGCCTATAGGAAGCACAAACACGCAAGCGTCCACTCTGATTACAGACCCAGCCGCGAGCATTACCGACACGTCCACCGCAAGCGCATTTACTCAGCAGATGAATGACATTCAAGAGGCGTTGATTGGCATGCTTCCCCTTGATGAAAGCTATAGTGTCGGGGGAGTAAACAACCCGATTGAAACCCCGACTCTTGGCGAAATGCAGGGCGCTTCACCGCCAAGCATGAGATACGACGCCCCAACTGGTTCATATGTTGCATTGGACGGGGCCATGCCAACGGGTGCAGTTCGCCCGTTATCAACACCCACAGGTGACGAGGTTAGTGGCGGCGGTCTATTGTCTAATATTGGAGAATTTATTGCTAGTGGCGGGGTTACTGGTGCCGCATTACGGGGCGTTGGCGGTCTTTTGGAGCCTGCCCTTGGCGCAGCAGAAAGCGGCATAGCTTCAATGATTGGCGACCCGCGCACATTTGCTCAGCGTGATGCCGACAGACTGGAAGCAGAAAGGCTCAGAGCCATCGACAGGTCGCAAGAAGAAAGCGCCGCAGTTGAAGCGCAAAGGGAAGCGGCTTTAACTGAGCAGGAAAAGCTAAAAGTGGCTGACCCAGATGCGTTTGTCGCTCAGTTTGACAAGGAAGGTCAAGCAGACGCCAAGAAGGCTGTTGAGACTGCGCAAAAGTTAGCTGTTGCTCCAAGGCCGCCCAGCGTAACATCCACCGCCGCAAAGGATTGGATCAAATCTAACTTAGGCATCAATGTAGATAAAAAAGATGCAACTGACTATATCCGCTCATTGCAGCAGGATTGGGATAGGCAGAACGGATAAAGGAGACAGAAATGGCTGGACAAGGTTCAAAAGGTGGCGGTCAGGTAGTCGCTCCAATGGCGGGCGCAGCGCCTGCATCTGGCATGGCCCCGTTAGCGCCGACTGCTGGGTTTAACGTAAACCAAGCATCTGCTGGCGCATTGCAAGGAGCGCTTGGCGGCACGCGTGCGGCAATGACAGGCCCGCTGCAAGTTGGCGCGTATATGAACCCGTACACGCAGAACGTAATTGATCGCACACAGCAGGACATTGCTCGGCAGCAGGAGATGGCGATGAACCAGCTTGGCGCTCAAGCAACAAGAGCGCGTGCGTTTGGCGGCTCCCGCCAAGGCGTTGCAGAGGGTGTTGCTGCTGGGGAATACGGGCGTATGGCAGGCGATATTGCAGCTCAGCAGCGTCAGACTGGATACAACACGGCGATGCAGCAAGCGATGGCTGACAGGCAGGCGCGCCTTGGCGCAGCATCGCAGCTTGGCGCATTGGGCCAGCAGGCATTTGGCACCGGCCAAGCGATCCAGCAGCAGCAGATGCAGCAGGGCCTCATGCAGCAGATGTTGCAGCAGTCTCTGATCGACGCGGCGAAGGGCCAATATGCAGGCTATACCGGCGCACCGCAGGCAGCGCTTTCAGCGCCATTGGCGGCGCTGCAGCAAGCGCCAGCGCCTCAATCGGCTACCACGTCAAATCAGGCTGGTCTGTTCAGCTACCTTCAAGCGCTGACTGGCATGGGGGCGTTTGGTTAAATGGATTACCGCCAAGCAGCCATAGATGCGGCACGCAAATACGGGATAGACCCCGACATGTTTGTGCGCCTCATACAGCAGGAGAGCAGCTTTAGGCCGAATGTCGTAAGCCCGAAGGGCGCGATCGGCCTTGGCCAGCTTATGCCTGCCACGGCGCAAGAGCTTGGTGTAGACCCGAGAGATCCGCTGCAAAACTTGGAAGGCGCTGCAAAGTATTTTAGCCAGCAACTTAAACGCTTTGGCAGCCCAGAGCTTGCGCTGGCCGCGTATAACGCTGGCCCGACGCGCGTGGCTAAGCTTGGCAGGGTGCCAAATATTGCGGAAACGCAAAACTATGTGAAGACGATTTTAGGAGAAGGGCAAACCACGATGGCAACTCCAATGGATAGGGCGCGCGAAGAAGAGCTGCGCATGCAGATGCTGGCCAGCGGCACGGCTCCACAAGCAGCTCCACGCGCGCCACTGTCGGCGCTTCGGCAGGATCGCCCGCAGGCAGCGGCAGCGCCGCAGCAGCGCAGAGGCGGCATCATGGATTACCTTGGCAAGCAAAGCCCGACAACCGGCCTGAGCAGAGCGGAGCAGTTTGCTGCGGCGCTCGATCCGCTCATCATGCCGGAGATGCGTGCTGGCGAGGCAATCAGGGCGCGCGGCGCGCAGCGGCAGGCGGCTGCAACGAAGAACAAGACGGTCGAGTATCTGCGCAGGATGGGGTACAACGATTATGCTGATGCCGTGGAGAGCGGGGCGGTTGGCTCTAAAGAAATTATGAATGCGCTGGTCAGCAAGTCGCTGGAGACGCCGAAAGGCAAAGGTCAGATCGTAAGCGCTGAGCAGTTGCGCAAGATGTATCCGAATGCTGAAATCGCTGAAGGCTTATACAATTTAAAGCCAGACGGCACTGCCAATAAGATCGGCGGCGGGCCAATGGTTCAGATTGGCGGCGGTGAAAGTGAATTTTTGAAGGTAGGCCAAGCCGAGTTGGCCAAAAACTTTGCCGAGATGGCGCAGGCTGGGCGAGATGCGACGTCTAATCTTGGACGCATTAAGCTTCTTGACGAGTTGTTGGATGAAAGTGGCACCGGATTAAGCGCGGGCTTCTTGTCACGCGCAAACCAGTATTTTGGCGTAGACTTTAGAAGCGCCCCAGCGGCAGCCGCTGAAGCCATAATTAGCCAACTTGTTCCGGCGCAGAGGCCAGCCGGTTCTGGCGTTATTTCGGATGCAGACTTGGCGCTATATAAGGCATCACTGCCGGCCATCCAGAATCAGCCAAACGGCAACAAGCTTATCGTGAAAAGCATGGTGGCGATAACTGAACACAATGCCAAAGTTGGCAGAATAGCGTCCAGAGCGTTAACCGATCCAAACTATAGCATTCAGCAAGCGGAAGATGATATCGCAGCATTGCCAGATCCGTTTGAAAGCGTCAGAGGCTTTTTAGGCGGCAGTGGCGCCGATATACCCGCGCCGGACATGACAGAACGCGAAGCGCTTGATCTGCTAAACCTACCGAGCGGAGATTAATATGGCTGAGATGACATACGCCGAAGCTTCTAACGTCCAAGCGGCAATCGCCGCATTGGAAAAGCTTGAGGCCGCCGGAACGATAAGCGAAGACGGCCAGAAGGCGCTGGACGCTGCACGCAAAAAACGCAAACCGGCAAAACAGGCTGAAATTGAAACCATCGCCACATATCGCGGCTTCCAGAAGGGTGTTAGCTTAAACTTGGCTGACGAAATCGCCGGTGCATACCAAGCGGCAAATGATCTATTCAGAGGCGGCGACATAGAGGGCGCAAAGAAGGCATACGCGAAATACCGTGATCTTGTTCGCCAGCGCGACGAGGCGGCGCAGCTTCTGGCCCCAGAGCAGTTTGCTAAAGGCGAAGCCTCAGGCGGCGTTGCGGGCGCGACACTTCCAGTTGCTACGGGCTTACGGCTGGCTAAAAACTTAGGAACGGCAGGACAAGTTATTTCTGGTGCGGCCACCGGCGCAACAGCGGCAACTCTTCCAGAGTTTGCTGGCGGCGAGGGTGGATTCGGGCCACGCATGAAAGAAGTTTCGCCGTTTACCGCAGCAACGGGTGCAACGCTTGGCGGTGTTGCGCCAGTCGCGGGGCGTATAGCTGGCGCTACCACCAGAGGCATCCAAGACATAGCACGCGGCGGCAAAGAAGGCTTTAGCGGCGCTGCGCTGCGCAGAGTTGGCCGAGCAATGCAGAGGCCACAAGTAGCGGGCCAAGATATTCAAGCGTATTTGCGCTCACTTGGCCCAGAGGGAACAGTCGCAGACATTGCAGGATCGCCGCGCAGCATGGCGCAGGGATTGGCCACAATGCAGGGCGAGGGCGCAGACGTATTGCGCAGGCAGCTTGAGCAGCGCGCAGGCGGCGCAGGAGAGCGCGTAGAGCAAGTTATGTCTGAGCGTATCGGCCCCGCCATTGCAGCGTCTGAAGAGCGTGCAGCGCAGGCCATGCGCAAGTCGTCTGAGCTTGGGCCAATGTATGACGCGGCTATGCAGAGCGGCGCAGAGTTTGATATCAGCGCGTTGCGCTCTGGCTTGGTTATGATGGCAGACGATGCGGCGGCTAACGTCAGAAGCGGTCTAAACGCTGTATTGCGTGATCTGGGCAAGGAGGGGCCAGTTTCGGCGTCTAAACTCCACAACGCCCGCAGCGCTTTGAGCGACGCAATTACGTCTGCTAGAATAGCTGGGCAGAATAATAAAGTCAGGCAGCTGATGCCCATACTGGACGAGATGGACAAGCGCCTTGATGAAATACCAAATTACGCCACAGCGCGCGCCGGATACGCCGAAAGTTCACAGATCGAGCGTGCGGTGGATAATGGGCGTTCTGTGTTCGCTGGCGGCCCGACATCTGCGTTGTCGCCAGAAGACTTGAAGGCAATGCTCGATAAGATGAAGCCACTTGAGCGCGACGCATATGTGAAAGGCGCGAGAGAATACATTGCCGCCCTTATGGGTACATCAAGAAGCGACGCGGCATCCGCGTGGCAGCAATTTGACAAGTCTTGGAACCGCGAGAAGTTGCAGCTTTTGCTTGGCAAGCCGGACGCGGATGCGGTCACGCAGAGGCTGTTTGCCGAAAAAGAGTTTTCCGGCACGCGTGGCGATGTTTTGGCCGGATCGCAGACTGCGTTCCGCGAGGAGGCCGCAGAAAGTTTGGCCGACATCAGAGAGCCAGACAGCATGCGAAAGCCGTCACCCATCGCGCGCGCTTATCAGGGAATGTTCGCTGATCCTGTGAACCGCATGATCGACGAGGTTCTTTACGGGGCCAAGCGGTCAAACCTAAACCGCGAGATTGGTGAATTACTGTCGATGCAGGGCGCAGATCGTGACATAATAGTGCCTGTTCTGTTACAAGAAGCTAAACGGCTTCAAGACCCGACACGCGCGCAGCAAGTAATTGACGCCTTAACCACATTCGGCCTAACAACTTACGGCGCAACACGCGGAGAATAACATGCAACCACAACCAAAAGATCGCCGCGAGATAGAAAGCATTGTTCAGAATGCGATCAGCGATGCCGTTGATTTCGTTGAAAGCGAAATCAGCCAAGACCGCATCAAGGCGCAGCGCTACTACGACGGCGAGGTTGATATTGGCCATGAAGACGGGCGCAGCAAGGTTGTGTCAACGAAGGTGCGTGACACGATACGCTCCGTAAAGCCAAGCCTGATGCGTATATTCATGTCCACCGCGAGGCCGGTTGAGTTTATCCCGAAAGGCCCAGAAGACGTTGCGTTGGCAGAACAGGCCACCAGCTTCATCCAGCATGAGTTTACGCGCCTAAACGGATACCGCGTGCTAAACGACGCCTTTCAAGACGCTATGGTCAAGAAGCAGGGCATCGTGAAGGCATATTGGCACGACTACCCAGTAGCTGAGATATACACCTACACCGACTTGTCTGATGACGAATACACGTTTCTGATCCAAGAAGATGACGTGGAAGTGATTGAACATACGATGGAAATGTCTATCGAGATGGATCAGATGGGCATGCAGATCGAGCTTCCTGTCCATTCGGTCAAGATTAGCCGCACAGAAATGAAGGGCGAGCTGCGCATAGAAAGCATCCCGCCGGAAGAATTCTTCGTGAACCGCGATTGCCGCTCATTTGATGACGCATATGTCGTGGCGCACCGCACAGATATGCGCGTTGGCGATCTGGTCGAGATGGGCTTTGACTTTGACGTCATATCAAATTTAACGCCGTTTGACGGCACAAACGACATGACCGGCGCAGAGGTGCTTGAGCGCCAAGGCTACGAGGAAGACTTGTCGGACGAAGACGAGCTAGATCCAGCCATGAAGCT